CGTTTAAGGGTGACTCAGGGTTATCTCAGATCCAATGTTCTTTCTAAGGACTCTAATCTGGTTAAAGACGACCTTAAACCTTCGATGGGTAGATCCAAATTAGGATTAACCTCAAAAAGGTTCCTACCACTTATCTCATACCATTCCTCAAGAATGGGTAAGATAGCAGAGGTATAATTTCTAGACTTCTGGTCGAAGTCTCGTCCAATCACACGAAAGTGTGATGGTCGACCAAGAGGAGGAGCAACTCCGTAATGGAGCTTGTTAATCTTCTTGTTGAAACTGATAAGGTAGCTAGCTGTCTCTCGACCGTCAAACAGACACAGACCCTTGAAGATTCTATCTTCTAGGGGTATACCGTCTGGGTTAAAGCCAAGACCGCCCATAAAGTCGGGAATATCCCAAAGGATCTTCGCAACTTTACGCTGTCTTGGTTTGAGAAGACGCATGGCCTTCGGACCTATATTCCTCAGATTATCTAGGAATGAATTATCAGATATGTTCCTCCATTTAGTCTGTTCCACAACACCATGTTTTGTAAGCAGTTTACCTGCAAACTCAGCAACAGTGTTAGAAACTAGACTTTTGGAGTGAGATATAGGACATTCTATCTTTGATAATAGAGTAATATATCTTTCATAGAGCTCAGAGTTGAGGATTACAACATCATCACCTAGAACAAAGAAATCGTCATTGTGACGGTCGTTGTTCAAGAAGAAGAGTAGTAACCCGTGCACCAGGGCAAAAGAACCAAAAGATGGGTATAATCCCAAAGGTTGGCCTTTTGACCACCTAATTTTCGTCGCCCCGTATTGCCAGACACCTCTAGAGATGTCATGGAATAGGTTTACACTATCTAAGTCATAAGGAAAAATTTCCTTAAGAATTAGTATTTGTAATGAGAGAGGAAAATAGTCTGTTGCACCACTCAGATCGATAGAGTATACAAATTTGTTCTCAGACAATGTTTTCTGTATAAAACAGAAAGGCTTAGACTGATTATGAGTACAGTCCCAAGCTAAGCTTGGTAATATATCATAAATAGCTTTGCCCAGAGGCTGGAGAGCACATTGGTAGATCCTTCCCGGATTAGCCACAGCGCGGAGTTTGTAACCCTGCTCTTGGATAATTCCAATAC